TTTAAAACACGGTGGTCGTAATAACCAAACTCATCAGGACGATCCCAGTCAACCCACACAACAGTAACAACCGTAGAGTCCATTTTTCTAGCTGGGTCAATACCAACGACGACTGGAGACCTATGCCAGCTTTTAACAAGCTCTTGGGAAGTATCACCGAGATCATCCATAATCGTTGAAGTGACGAACATACCTCTTTCAAGAAGCCACTTACAGTTGTAAGACATTTGAAATTCATCTGAATCTTCTCCTACTCTTAACATTTCTTTTCTAATAAACTTTTCGTAGTTATCATTAAACTTTGCTACATCTCGCCAATCCCATTGGAAATGGTTTTGTTTTGCAGATCTTCCAGTCTGTCTGCGCTTGTTTAGCTGGATAGCCCTATAAAAGTTGTTTTTTGAGGTTGTAGGGGTTCCGGTCTTAACAATAGTTGCGTTGTAGTAAGCACCCATTGGAGAGATTGACTTAGATACTACGAAATCATCGGCTTCTTGACACTCATCAATAATAATAAGATGGAAAGACTTAGACTCAATCTTTGCACGAGGGTTAGCTGTCATCATCATAAGGGTTGAGCCTGAGTTCTTTAATTTGATATTACGCACAACTCCAGGAGTTTTAGTAGCCATATCGTCAATCTCTGGATCACCAAGGACTTCTAGGGCTCTTTCACTTGTAAGGCGAGAAACAGTTCTACCGTAAAGGGTTTCTACCTGGGATTGAATTGGTGCAAACATACCCACCCAAATACCATCGCCAAACTTACCTAGAAGGTCTGGATACATTTTTGCAAGGCGTGGAAGAATAACCATGAGCGTAGCTACGGTATTAGCAATAGTTTCTGATTTACCTGACTGACGGGACGCAAGCGCAGTTACCTCTTCACCATCGTTAATAATTACCGACTCAATGATGCGTCTAGCAAGAGGTTCTTGGTATGCGTGCAGCTTATGCCCAACAAGCATTTCCATAAAGGACATGATCTTGTCTATGAGTACTTTAACAAACTCTTTAGATAGCTCGTCTAATTCTTCAATGGGTTCTTCGTCAAACTCATCTTCCTCTGACTCTAGCTCTTCTAGAGGGTCTATCTCTTCAAATTGGTCCTCGTCGTACTCAAAATCATCCATTAGCGTGTCGCTTCACCAAAGACTCTAGAATTACGTGCAAAGCTTCTGCACCAACTCGAGCCTCTTCTAGAGTACTCATGTCTTTTGTTTTTTGCCAAGAAGATAGGTTGCGCCCAATTGTATATAGGGCGTTTTCTGTCCAAGGAAGTAATTCACCTGTAGGCAGAGCTTCTACACGCTTTTCAATACGAGACTTCTCTTTTTCAGCCTTAGCTGTAGAGTCCTTCTTAAACTTAATACCCATCGTCTTGTGCTCCGAATCTAACGTGATCCCAATTAACTTCTTCTTCTGGCAACGCTCTTCCACGAACAGCGTTAGTTAAAGCTTGGCTTTCCTCATACGATGCATTCCAATGTCCAATAACTAAAGCCAGTCTAGTGAAGGGAAGCCGTATTGAAACACCAACTCCACCTCTAAAAGGAAAGTCTATTTCTTGTGTTTCAGCTTTTTCCCACAATACTGGAGGTTTTACCGGGTACACCAAGGGATGCCAATAAAAAGATCCAATGTCTCTTGGATTCGCCAAGTTTAAACCTCACAATCGTGATCCATTACCTCTGCTTCACGCAGATGTTCTGCACATAGCTTACACCGAAACCATTTAGATGCTTGAAAATTATTTTGTGCGGTTGCGCCAACAGGTACGTCTACACCGCCATCTGGTTGTGGAATATAGTCACTGACCACTTCCGGTGACTCAAAGAGTTCAGGAGGAAATGGTCCTTTAGGCTGATGCGCTGTTTCCGGTACGGGATGCCCTTGTTTCGTAACGATGCGCTCAATACGCATTATTCAGCCGGTGTGTCTGTTGTTTTCTTTGTTGTCTTCTTTGGTTCTTCCACTACAGGCTCCGCAATTACTTCTGGAGCTGATGTCTCTTTTGGGGCTTCTACTACCTCAGGAGATACAGGTTGTGGTGTATTCCACGGTGCTGACCATGTTGACATGTGATATTCCTCTCAATTAATTAAAAACTATTCTACATGGGTTTCTTGGTTGCTGACCCCCTGTAGTTACTGCTACGGTATATCCATGGCCCAGGTAACTGGGCCATCACTAACTACGTAACAAAAGGGTTGCAGTACGAATCCGGCAGACATAGGCCGGATTGCTTTATGTGGGTGACAGTCACATAAAGTAAGAACTGGCCTTCTAGCCTAGGAGATAGTGTGCATAAAGATGCAAAATCGCAAATCGCAGTACTGGTGGCCTATTTAGTTCTAATATGCGGAATTCCCGCAGCAATGGCCGTTGAAAATACAAATAAAGAAACCCCAACACAAACAATAGTAGAGGTCGTAGATCCACTCGACAAATACCGTGGGGCAACAGATCTAACCGACAGTGAGTTGAAAGACTTGCTATCCCTGGTTGGGTTTGAAGGCAACAGCCTAAAGGTAGCCTGGTCAGTAGTTATGAAGGAATCTAGGGGTAACCCAGACTCTCATAACAAGACTACAGCTACAGGAGACAACTCATACGGGCTATTCCAGATCAACATGATTGGAGATCTTGGGGCAATTCGTAGGGAGAAGTTCGGTATTAACAAAGATGCGGAACTGTTCGACCCAGTTACTAATGCCCAAGCGGCGTACTACATGACTGGTAGAGGGACCGACTTTAGTTCTTGGGGTTACGGCCCTAGGGCTTATGACGGAGACCCATCAGAGCCTGGTATAACCAAATGGTTTGATGATTTCCCTAAAAATTAAATAATAGTAAAGGCCCGGGAGACCGGGCCTTTTCTATTTACTTCTCGTTTTCTTTCTTACCAGCTCTTCGTTTATTCTCTTTTGCGGTGTTCTTACCATGCTTCAACGCTCTTAGGTTTCCCTTAGAGTCATTGCTGTGGTTGTTGTCCTTGTGGTCAACATCCGTTCCTCTAGGTAGTTTTCCGTTTTTAGATTCGTAATCGGCACGAGCCTTATTTTTCGATGTTGTAACCCACTTACCGTCTACTTTTTTCTTGTAGACGTAGATAGGGCGACCTCCATTCGCTTTGGAACCTTTGTAGGGACCAAACTTTTTTGCTTCAGCCATTACCGTCTCCCTTGCACGCACATGATGCGTTTAACTTACCACAAGGGCCACACGTAAATCGTTCGTGTGATTCTAAAGAACCTTGAGATTCAAGTGTATTTTCATAACTATGTACTTGCTTATAACTATTGAACTTAACCCCATATGTAGAAGATGCGTTAACCACTTGAGGCTCATTCCAAGGACGCGCAGCTTTAGATGTACGATCTGCTACAGAGGTTCGTATAACGCCTCCACGACCGTCTCTAGAGCCAAAATGCAAGTCTTTCTTTGAGCGTCCCATTAGTTTGATGACTCCCCGTTAGGACCACGCCCAGGCTTCTTGTACACGCCAAAATCAGGTGAGGGTGGTTGCTCGTAAGGTAGCCCTGTTAGATACTCAGCAGCTTCTCTTGCGTTATGTCGCAAAGATCTTTGCTTAGTAGTCTCAGAGGGTTCTGGAGTAAAGCTCTTTACCCTAGACATTATTAGTCAGCTTTCTTCTTTGATCCGACTTTTAGTCTGTCCAAAACAGAATCAGCGGACTCTTCTGCCTCAAAGTCTTTGTTATTTGGTTGTCTACCAAATGGCTTTGCTGCAGCACCTTGTAGGTTCTTAGAAGCTTCGGAGATTGGCTGTGTTGTTCCGGCCATGTAGAACGCATTGCTACGTCCCTCTTTAACATCAAAGTCTGGGAATAGGCTTGGTTGTTCCATAGACTTAGGGGCGGCTGCTCTATCCTTCTTAGCCTTACCCTTTCCACCAGGACGTACAACAAGTTCTTTTCCAGCACTCTTCTGAGAAGCTAAGCCACCTTGAGATGCAATTGCTTTAACTTCTTTAGCACCGGTCATCTCTGTAGTGTCCATAGCAAATTGTTGACCTCTATTTGATTCTGGCTTCCAGTTACGATCTGTTGGCTCATAGCCACTGATTCGGCTAGTTTCTTTTGCAGTCTGGGTCTTAGGCGCTAAGTCTTCTTCTGTCCAAGGCTTTGATTGCTTACTTGCCCTCTGACCAATCTTTTCGGTCTGACCCTTAGAAAGTGGCCCCTCTAGACGCTGATACTTAGCAGGAGAAACTTGTTCAACTACAGGCTTTGGTACACCAGTTCCTGGCAACATAGGTTGTGAGAACTGAGCTCCCTTTCCTGTACTTGTAAATGTTGGAAGGTCTGTTGGTTGTTTTGAACCAAGTAATACTTCACCCTTTTTAGCTTTAGGTGGATACGGCGCCGCGTCTGCTCGTGGTCCTTTAGGAGCTTTT